TCACCGACCATGAAAAAAACTAAATACACACCACAGGCAGGAGATGTTTGTGATATAGGCGGAATCAGTGATGAGGTTTTAATAATCTCACCCGAGCCGACAAGCGATGGGTGCTATATTGCCTATGACGTTCTTGATTTTGAAGTAGGATTAAAATATCCGCCTTGGTACTGCGACATTAACGAACTCAAACTAATCTACCGACCATGATACCAAAACAAGACCTACGAATAGGGGCAATTTTTAAAAATTGCCACTAACGGTTCACGGCTTGGCGAAGTACCGCCTTGCAGATTGTTGAATTATAGTACAAAGGCTTGTGGCGGTATTTTGCCAAACCACTGTTATAAGCCGTTTTATTTGTGTTTGGCTTAACAATTTAATTTAAAAACAATGGAAAAGAAATTAGGTAAAATAGAAAATGTAAAATTTGGAATTGGTGGTTATCAAGATGCAATGATTGGTTTGCACGTAACACTTGGTAATAATGGCTGGGGTGTTGGTGATAGCCGTTCTGCTTGGGATGCTGAAATTATTAAATGGTCTGAACATTGTAAATGGACGGAAGCAGATAGAGATAAGCAATATGCTGAACTATTACGTTACGTGTCAAAATTATTGAAAGATGCAAAAGTTGATAGTGTTGACAAACTTAAAGGCATTCCTGTCGAAGTTACTTTTGATGGTAATATGTTAAAAGAGTGGCGTGTTCTTACGGAGGTTCTGTAAAATGGCTTATAACTTACTTATTGGCGTAACTTTATATCGCTTATACAACAAAATTAAACCATGATAAATAAAACAGACCTACGAATCGGTAATAGTGTAATGTACGATAACCGAATCTTTCAAATCTCAGCTATCACAGATGAATTTCCCCTACTCAATACTGCCGAATTTGGTATCGGTGTAGTCGATTGGAATAACATCCACCCTATCCCAATAACCGAAGAAGCGTTGGTGAAGATGGGGTTTGAATGTGAATACGAAAGCCCAATGCACTCAATGTATCACCATGAAAAAAGTAAAATCAGTTATTATTTTTGGCATCAAAAGAAAGAGCAGGATTTGCAATTCTTTACCGTTCAAATTCCAATTACTTCAATTCACTCTTTACAAAACGCTATTTACGCCCTCACTCAAACCGAACTAAGCTATGACTAACACACCGTTTAAAATACTTAACTTATACGCCTGTTTAGGTGGCAACAGATACAAATGGGATGAAGTAGCAAAAGAGGCTAATATTGAAATTGCTGTTACGGCAGTAGAATGGGATGTAGAACTCGCACGATTATATAAAGAGCGTTTCCCAAATGATACTGTAATTGTTGCAGATGCACATCAATATTTACTTGACCATTACAAAGAATTTGATTTTATATGGACAAGCCCACCTTGTCCAAGTCATTCAAGAGCAAGATATTGGAGTAGTTCAAATTATGATACTACGACTAAAGCAATTTATCCTGATATGAAGCTGTATGAAGAAATATTGTTTTTACAACATTATTACCGTACAGGGAAATATGTAGTTGAAAATGTTGTACCGTACTATGAACCACTAATTCCAGCAAAAAAAAGAGGCAGACATTTGTATTGGGCTAACTTTAATTTACCAATAGATTTAGAAGACAGGAGAGTGCAAATAGGAGCAGGAATAGACGAAATGAAAAGACTTTGTGAATTTCATGAGATTGACATTTCAACTTATAAAGGCGAACAAAGTATGATTAAAGTTGCTCGTAATTTAGTCGATTACGAAGCTGGTAGAACTATATTTGAAACTGCATTAGGAATTATCAGAAAATCAAACGTAAAACAAACAGATTTATTTATATGACTAACACACCGCAACAACGCTGCGAAAACTTCAACACTAACTACGAACTACTCGCACAAATTAAGGAAGCGAAAAGCTACCAACCGACCCCGACAATTCGCCCCACTATGACCTACCGAGTGGACGCATCCAACGAAACGATGCCCAAGTGGAGGAAGGTTAAGTTAGATAAAGGGAGATGGGCGATTGGGTGATGACTAAACAACGCTTGCAGCTAACGTTCGAGGGCTTTGCGTTCGGCAGGGCTTAGAAGCACAAAAGATTAATTAACAACTAAAGTTTAATAGAATGAAAAAAGATGAATTAACAACTAAAAAACCAACTAACGACAATACAGTGGTATGCGAAGGGATTAACTGTCCCGATTGCGGTGAGTGTATGGAACAAAATGATACAACTTACTCAAATGTAAACACAAGTAGAGCAAGGATAGGTCAACATACAGGCAATATCTACTTTTGTGAAACCTGTGAAAATCATTGGTTGGAGAATTTTTTAAATAACTCAAAGTTAGAGCGATGGGCTGGGTAGCGTTTCTCATAACGGGCGGAGCATTGGCGAAGAAGCCGAATTATAGCACAAAAGTAAAATAGAAATACAAATGTTTAACCAAGCACAACAGTTTAATAGTAGCACTTTCACGGCTTTTTTGCCAATGCTATGTTAGGTGCAGTGCTTCTAACAAATTCAAATAAAAATGAACGAACAAATTTTAGAACGACTAAGAAAGGAATTTGCCTTTGTTGGCGATGAAAAAATATCAGGACATACGATAATAAAAATTATCAATGATGTTGTAGAAGAATTGACTATACCGAAAGAAGTTGAACAGGCACAAAAGTATATTGCCGATTGTCATAGAGATATAGGATTTATGGGTTCGCCTGAATATGACAGACAAAAGAAAATTGTTGGTGCTTATTTTGAACCTATTAGACAGAAAGAAAAAGACGAAGAAGAAAAGGCAAATTACTTACGTCTAAAATCGAAGTATGAGGGTTCTTAGCATTGCACCTAACTTACTTATTGGCGTAGTATTATCTCGCCTACACAACTTAATAAATCTAAATTTGCAACGGAATGAAAGATAAGATAATCAAATCGCTCCAAAAAATACTGAACAGCCAATTCACATATCAAGAACTATTTAATGTTATTGATACTAATAAAGACTTTTTAACGCAAAGTAATATCATTAGCAAAACTGATGAATCAGAATACAACGCTATATGGGACACGATTATTTGCATAGAGGATTATTTTAGATTCGCAAAACATAAGCCAATTATTACTACATCAAGTATTAGTGTTAATAAAATATTTGAGTATAACTATGACCAAAGACTCAATAATAGAACTGCAAAAGATTGATTGTAACTGCAACGACTGTATATTTATGCAGAGGGATTTTGAAACTTTCAAGAAATGGGAAAAGTTTAAATATGAATTGCAGTTAACAGAGTTTAATCGCAAGAAAGCAGACGCACTAAGAATAGCTAATGAGTGCCAAGACGAACGAGGTAAACAATCGCTACTTACATCTGCCAATAAAATGACATTTATGTTTTATCGAAGCGGACTAATTCACTAACGGATTGCAGCTAACCGAAGGCAGGGAATTTAACCACAAAACAACAATGGAAGCACGAAACTTGAACATACCACAAAACTATCTTAGGAGCAGTAAACCCCAGCTTTTGGTTAGGTGCTGTTATGTGTCTGTTTTCTTTTTCATTTTTTGTGCGGTGGGAAAACATTAAACAATTAAATAAATAAAATATGACAAAAGATTGGAACGGAAACAAAAAAAGTGTTTTTACTTCGTTGGGTGCAAGTAGCCACGCTCAAGAAGAAAGAGAAACACACGACTATTATGCAACAGAACCAAAAGCACTTGAATTGTTGTTGGAATTAGAAACCTTTTCAAATAACATTTGGGAGTGTGCTTGTGGTGGAGGTCATTTATCAGAGGTTTTTTGGAACGCTGGATATAATGTTAGAAGCACAGATTTGATTGACAGAAACTATGCAAGTGAACTTATTGACTTTATAGGAATTGATAATGTAGAAATGTGGGATGGAGATATTGTAACAAATCCACCTTACAAGTATGCAGAGCAATTTGTAGAAAAAGCATTGTCTTTAATACCAAAAGGCAAAAAAGTTGCAATGTTTATGGGTATTCAATTTCTTGAAGGCAAAAAACGTAGGGAGTTTTTGAAAAGGTTTCCTATAAAAACTGTTTATGTGAGCAGTAGCAGATTGAATTGTGCAAAGAATGGAGATTTTGTCAAATACAATAACAATAGTGCAAGATGCTATGCTTGGTATATTTGGGAAAAAGGTTACAACGGAGATACAATTATGAAATTATTTAATTGAGCGTTGGTTAAAAAAAATGAAAAAGAAAATTGCACATAACGTATTATATACGCAACTATTTTCGTACATAACACCAAAACTAGCGTGATATACGCAACACAAATCTAAATTTGCAACAGAATGAACCAAACTGAACAACACTTATGCGTTGGATATAACAAGGCAAAGGGATTAACAGGATTATTGCACAAAGCGCATAATCGAGAACACTATAAATGCCAAAATAAAGCGAGTATTTTTGAAAACGAAAAATGGTATTGCAAAAGACACGCTCCATCAAAAATAAAAGAAAGAGAGGCAAAAAGCGAATTAACTTATCTTACGAAGATTAGAATGAACTTGGAAAGAAACCCATAACCATACCAACAAACAAAAAACTGCGGCTACATACAAATCTACAACAGGTGTCCAAAGCCGTCCGTAGTGCCACCGAGGAGAGGAATCTACCCGAACGCAATATCGGTTATTGTATGTGAGTTTGTTGGATAATAAATAATGCCATGACCAAAGAATCAATAATAGAACTACAAAAGATTGATTGTAACTGTAACGATTGTGTGTTCATGGTGCGGGACTTAGAAAAGTTTAAAAGTTCTAAGCAATGGCACTATGATTTACAATTAAAATATTTTAATCTTATCAAAGAAAAAACAAAAGATGAAAAGATGCGTTTCGAGTTCAATTCAAAATCGGTATCTATCAACTACGGCAACTGCACTAAGTTTAATAAGCCCGTATCATTTATTCCAAACGTTTGCCAATTAGAAACACAACAATGCTTTAAACATAGAAAAGATATTTTGATTTCTCAATAACTAATGTTATCTTTGCAACACAATGATATTCATCCCCTACTACCGAGTATCCACCGCTAAGCAAGGACGAAGCGGTTTAGGACTTGAAGCCCAACAAGCAATCGTCAAGGCTTACGTCGATCGTGTTGGTGGCACCATACTACAAGAGTTCACCGAAGTAGAATCAGGTAAGTCGAGAACACGTCCTGAGCTAATGAAAGCGGTGAGTCTATCTAAATCGAAGCAAGCGGTTATCATCGTTGCTAAGCTCGACCGTTTAGCCCGTGATGCGGAGTTCAGCTTTATGA